GACAACATTTTTTTGGTGAGGTTATCCCTATTATCAATTTTATGTTGTTGTTTTTTACCACCAATTGAATCACTATAATAAATATCTATAAGACCAGTATTAGTATTAACTTTCGCCGGGTAGGTTAGTCCATCAGGGCCAAATCTATTTTTTATAATATGAAATCTTCCTGTATTACCTATTTTATCTTCAACTTTTCTACTCAATGATATTACAAAATCAGCAGTCATCACTTTCATATAACTTTCAGCTACTTTTTGTGCTTCAATAATATCTTCATCAAGTGCACTTCTATTTGCTTGACTAGCAGTCCATACAGGTATTTCTAATTCACCAGCAAGCCCTCTCAAATCTTCATAAATATTTCCTAATGCATGTCTAAGTTCTTTTGTTACTTGATAATCTCTCATTATATCTGCATAATCTACTATAACTAAATCTATATCCCCTTCTAACATTTTAACTTTTTGTAAATGCGCCGATAAAGAATGTACTGATGCAGTTTTAGTTGGATAATACTTAATTATTAAATTTCCTGAAATATTTTGTAACTTTTGTTCAACCTCTTCTTTATGATATTTTAAATTTTGATTTGCTACATTAGTAAAAATACTATCATATCTTAACCCTACATAAGCATCATTTAACTCTAAAGTATAATGAACAACTTTTTTTCCTTTCTTAACTGCTGCCGCACCAATAGCTGCTAACACCCAAGTTTTTCCTACCCCGGCTGGTGCAACAATAACTCCAAGTTCACCTGCAGCAAGCCCTCCTTGTAAAATCTCATTTACTACATCCCATGGTGTTTCCACAGTTTTTCTAGCCATTTCTTCATAACGCTCTTCAATCATTTTTAAATAGTTATGACCTATATTGCTTTCTACGCCAGCCTTCATCGCATTATCAATGAGTACTTTTATAGATTCAAAATCACCATTTTTTTCTAATATTTCAACTGAATCTATAATAGCTTTTTTAAGAACTTGATTTTTAAAAAAGTCTAAAGTTTTATCTTCAACAAAGTCTAAATCAGGTGCTTCTAAATGTTGATAAACATCTTTAAGAATTTCAATAACAGTAGTTTTTAATAAATCATTTTCTATATTTTTTGCTTCAATCTTAAATACATCCATTGTAATTGATTTATTATATTTCTTAAAATATTCTTTACATTTTTTTACTGTCCATTGTTTTGCATCACCCTCATAATAGTTTTCATCTAAAATATCAAAAACTTGCTCTAAAAATCTAGGTTTAGTCATATACAAGACTATACTTTTAATCTGAAAACTGTGACCAAATTGAGAAAGTTTATTCATTATTTTTATACATATGTCTAAATTTATCTAACCTTACAAATTCTAATACCCAATTATCTAAATTAGGTATTTGTGACCATAGTTTATCCTGAATGAACAAAGTAGAAAACTTATATTTTATTAATTCAGGTATATCCTTACGAACTGCTTCTTGAGTGCGTAACTTTACATGATTACTTAAATCTACATTCATTAACTGCATTAATACATAATTACGTTTTAATAAAAATGAATCATTCTTTATATTTTGTATAACTTTATATTTAGAATCACTAGGTTTAACAAACTCTATTAATTTTTTAATATCAAAATTTTCTTCTTGTATTATAGGCTCTATATACTTTTTTATAGTCTTAAGCCCTGCACCTTTTATACCACTTATATTATCTGACTGATCCCCTAATAGTATCTTATAAGTTAAAAAATTACTAGCAGGAATTCCATATTCTTCTTGAATTTTTTGTTTATTATATTTTATTTTCTTTGAAGGGCTCCATACATTTATTCTTTCATTTATCAATTGAAAAAAATCTTTATCAGTACTAGCTATTATAATTTCACTCTCAGGTAAAACACTGTTCGCTATATACGCAATAATATCATCTGCTTCTGTACCATCAATACAAATTAAAGTTACTGGTAAATGTTCTAGATAATGAACTAATTTACTTAACTGTAACTTTATAGACTCTTCCTCATCATGAGGAGCTACCCCCCAATCAACATTTCTATTAAACTTTTGTTTAACTTTACGTGATTTTTTATATTGCGGAAAAAGCTTCCTTCGTTTTTTAGTACCATCCTTACCATCAAAAACAATGATACATCTGGTTGGTTTTATCTTCGCCAGCATATATCTAAGAGATTTCAAAAAACCAATTATACCTCCGATGTGGATGCCATCATCATTGAGAGCAGGATTGGCACTAAAAGAACGAATAAATGTATTTAGCTAAAGGCCATCAAGGATAAGTACCTTACTATTAATAGTAAATCCGGTTTCATCCTTGATGGCATGTTCCTTATCAAGTTCTTTGAATATAGATAAATACTTGTCATTATTCTGTTTAGATATCATCTATTACTTCATTTGTCTGAATAACATCATCTATTCCCAATTCTTGAGTCTGATATTTTAATATCAGTTTATCACAAATAAGTCCATAAACATATTTCTTTAACTTATCATTTTCTTTAAGTATACTTTCCCATTGTTTAGATTGAAACTTAAGTTCTTTCCCTTTGTTATCAACTAAAGTATACCATGCTCCTGATTGCTTAATAAGCTTATGATTTTTTAATACTATTAACCATCCACCATAATCATCAATACCTCGATCAAAATACAAATGAAATTCAGCAATACGTAACGGTGGTCCTAATCGATTCTTTATAATCTGAGCTTTAAGTTTAATACCAATGGTATTTTGCTTCGAATCCTTAATTTGTCCTACATTCTTCAACCGTATTCTTGTTGAAGCATGAAACGGTAAAGCTTTTCCACCTGATGTAGTCCAGGGATCACCAAACATAACACCAAGCTTTTGACGAAGTTGATTTGTAAATACAAGTGCAACTTTTTGTCTAGCTATCATTTGAGTAATCTTCCTCATCGCTTTTGATATAATAATAGCTTTACTGGTTGCCCAACCATCTTTATCAAAATCCGCATCCATTTCAACTTTTGTAGATGCAGCAGCTAAACTATCTACTAGAATAGTAACTAATCGTGATTGATCTGATTCGCGTATCTTAGTTACTATATTTTCAATAGCTTCAAATATCTCTTCTACTGTTTCCAATTGAACATACAACATTTGAGAAATATTTATCCCTATAGCTTCTAAAAACTGTTTAGATACAGATGATTCAGTATCAATATAAACAGCTATTCCGTCTTGCTTCTGCGTATCTGCAAGAACATGAGCACCAACAAGTGATTTACCGCTACCCTCTAAACCATTAATCTCCGTTATTTTACCAATCGCGATTCCACCGTTTGGTTTATTTGATATTGCTAAATCAAGTATAGAAGAACCAGTTGATATCCAACCAGTTACATCTGTAGGTGCAGTAACTTCTTTTCCTAAAAAATAAGCTACTTGTTGATGTTTAAATTGTTTGTTAAGTTCATCCGCAATAATACCAGCAAGTTTATCCTTGTGCGTCATAACAATTCCTCTAATAGATTAATTAATTTAAGAACTAAATAATTTATCAAAAGCATCATCTACATCAGAAACAGCTTTTGAAGTAGGTACATCTACTTGTTGCTGTGACTGTTGTTGATCAGCTGTATCAGTAGTATTAGGATTTAAATAATTAGCAAGAACTTCTTTTAATTCATCATAAGGAGGTTCAGTATAAAGATCTGTTATTTTAACTTGTGTATTAAAAATAGCTTCTAAGACATCTTTATCTTCTGTAAGTGGTAATTGATTTGGTTTAACACGAATAGTGGTTTTACCATATTGATTACCTGCTTCAGCTGGTGTCTGGCGCTCAACTACAATATCACGTCCAGTAATAGGATCTGCAATATCACCATAATCGGGATCTGCAATAAACCCTAAAAGTTCTTGATATACAGTTTTTCCAAAACCCCAAAACTTTACACCTTCATTTTCAGCTCCTCGTACAACTACCGGTGCAAATGTTCTCATCTTAGGTTCTAACTTTTTACCTTGAATCCATTCATCCCGATCACCAGTTGACTTTAGCTTTCCAGCAAACTCATTAATAGGATCTGGTCTTCCAAAAGATACAGGTGAAAGATAAGTTCTATTATCACCCATTGAATAATGAAAATATAATTCAATAAAAGGATTGTCTTTATTGAACTTATATGGTACTAACCTGATTTGAGTTTTACCCGGGCTGGGTTTCCAAAATGAATTTGCGTTAGAAGTTGTTTTTTGTAATTGAGATAACCGTTCTTTGATTTGTTTAATATCCATTTTAATTTCCTATATTAGTGTTTATTATTAGTGTTTATAGTTTACATTTTTTAATGAAACCATTCAATAATATATATGATATTTTTTTCTAAAACCTATTACTTTTT